ATAAACGCTTGAAAGGTGAATGGTTCGATATCTCATTATCAGAAGCAAAAGACTTCGTTACATACACTAGAATCAAATATCTCAAAGAGGACTAAAGAATGGTTGATGCTCGAACTGAAACACCATCGAATCTAAATTTTCTTAATCCACTCAATTTTAAATTCCAAATTAAAAAAACACCAACGGTAAACTACTTTATCCAAAATGTAAATATACCAGGTCTATCACTACAACAAGTAAATACATCTAACCCATTTGTAAAAATACCATATGGTGGTGATCATATCCAATTCGACGATATAATGATCAATTTCAAGGTTGATGAAGATTTGAAAAATTATTTGGAGCTTTATAATTGGATTAAAAATATGGGCTTTCCTGATAATTTTGATCAATATAAAACGTTGGCAGATAAACCAAAAACCGATGGTGAAGGTCTCGTTTCTGATATCTCACTGATTGTTATCTCATCAGCTAGAAATCCTATTTTTGAAATACTTTTTAAAGACGCATTTCCCGTTTCACTTTCATCACTAATTTTTGATTCCACTAGACCAGACATCGAATATCTCGAGTGTGCTTGCACCTTCAAATATACAAGTTTTGACATAAATCCAATTTAACTATTGACATTTCTGATATTATGTATTATAATATAACCTATTTAATGGATGGAGTCAATCGATGCAACTTGAAGAACTTGAAGAGCTTTGGAAAACGGATTCAATTATTTCTGAATACGATCTTACCAAGGAAGCACTAAAAATTCCACAATTACATTCTAAATATTATAAACTCTACATTAGAGAAAAAATCCTGCTTCTTAAATATAAAGCAGACTATAAAAAACTCAAAATGGAAAAATATGAATTTCTTACTAATCCAACTGAAGAAGGTTTTGACAAAGGTTGGAAACTACCACCACAAGGGAAAATACTGAAAACTGAATTATCAACATTTCTTGATGGCGATTCCGATTTAATTAATACAGAACTAAAATTAGGTGTTCAAGAAGAAAAAGTATTTTTCCTTAAATCAATTATCGATACAATCAATACTAGAAATTTTATTATCAAAAATATGATAGAAGATAGGAAATTTATGAATGGTGGATGATTTATTTTATATCAAAAAATATAATGAAGCATATATTCAAGTAATTGGCTCGAATAAAGGCATCGAAAAAGAATTATCAGATCATTTCCAATTTACTGTACCTGGTCATAAATTCATGCCAGCATACAAACGTGGTGTATGGGATGGTAAAATAAGACTTTATAATACAACCACAAACCTAATATATTCTGGCCTCTTTAATCATATCAAAGACTTTTGTGAAAAAAGATCATATTCACTTGATTACGATTATTCAGATTTTACTGAAACTAATTTTTCAAAACAAGAAGCATTAGAGTTTATTAAAACACTTGACTTGCCTTTTCAACCAAGAGATTATCAACTTGATACATTTGTAACCTGTATTAGATCATCAAGAAATCTAGTTTTATCACCTACTGCTTCAGGTAAATCATTTATCATATATCTACTCGCTCAATATTATAATCTTAAAACATTAATTATTACACCAACTACAGGTCTTGTTCATCAACTTGCAGATGATTTCAAAACATATGGCTATAAAGATGAAATTCATAAAATATATTCTGGTAAAGATAAAGAAACTGATTGTCTTTTTTCAATTACAACTTGGCAATCAATTTTTAAATTATCAAAGGATTGGTTTCATCAATTTGACTTAGTTATTGTTGATGAAGCACATCTTGCAAAATCAAATTCGATTACTAAAATTATGACCAACCTGACACAATGTAAATATAGATTTGGTTTTACTGGTACATTAGATGGTGCACAAACATCAGCAATGGTCCTGACTGGTTTATTTGGTCCAATACATAAAGTTATTTCTACTTCTAAACTCATCGAAGATAAACATCTAGCCGAATTCAAAATCAAATGTATCGTACTTCATTATAAAGATGAAAATAAACAATTACTAAAGAATGCAACTTATCAAGAAGAATTAGATTTCTTAGTTTCAAATAAAAAACGAAATTCATTCATTCAAAAATTGATATATTCGTTATCTGGAAATACATTGATATTATTTCAATTTATTGAAAAGCATGGTGATGTATTAGTTGAATTAGTTAGGAAAGAAACTGATAGACCAGTATATTATATACATGGTGGGGTTGATGGTACATATAGGAATGATGTACGTGCTTTAATTGAGGAACAGAATAATGCAATTATTATAGCATCTGCTGCTACCTTTTCTACTGGGATTAACATTAAGAATTTAAAAAACATTATTTTTGCATCACCATCCAAATCAAGAATTAGAACTTTGCAATCGATAGGAAGAGTTTTAAGAAAGAGTGAAACGAAGACTGAGGCTGAATTATTTGATATAGCAGATAATTTATCATTAAAAAAGAAAAAAAATTATACATTATTACATTTTTTGGAAAGATTAAAAATATATCAACAAGAACAATTTCCTTACAAAATATATAATGTAGATTTGAAAGAATGAGAGGTATCAATGGTTAAAGAAAAGATTTATTTACTTAAGTTTATCAATAATGATAATGTTGTTGGTGAATATATTTCTGAAAATGATTATACTATAATGATACGTAATCCAATGTTATTAGAGGAAATAATTGATCCTGAATCTGGAAGACAAATGAGTTTATTATCATCGTATTTACCTTTTTCAAAATCGAATATATTTGAAATATCTAAACAACATGTATTATTTATTTCTGATTTACATCCTGAAATGATGAGATATTATTTGAATACACTTGAAATTGCTGATGAATACGTACAAAAAACAATTCAGGAAATCAAGGAAGTGAATGAAACACTTGAATCATTGCTTGAAGAGAAACAAGTTGAAGAATCACTTGATGAACAACCAAACTTAATACAAAGTTCAAATAATACTATTCACTAATTTCAATGAACATAAATGTATTATATACCATCTGAAAAATATGTCAATAGGAAAATGCAATATGTCAACAAAAAATTACGTTAATAATAAAAAAATGTATGAAGTAATGAAACAATATTATGATGATATAACTGAAAAAGGCGTTGACAACGTGAAAATTCCAGATTATATTGGTTCATGTTTCCTTCTCATCGCAAATAAACTAGCAACTAAATCTAATTTCTCTGGTTATTCTTTTAAAGAGGAAATGATTTCAGATGGTATAGAAAATTGTATCATGTACATGAAAAATTTCAATCCAGAAAAATCTACTAATCCATTCGCTTATTTTACACAAATTATTAAATTTGCCTTTATCAGAAGAATTGAAAAAGAAAAACGCCAACAATACATAAAAATTAAAAATATGCAAAATCTTCATCTACAAGATTGTATCGGTGGTGATGAACTGCAATTAGACTATAATGATATGACAAATACTTTCGTGAAAGATTTTGAACAAAAACACTTTGCCGATAAGGAAAAGAAAAAATCTAAACAATACTTCGGAAATACAGTAAATAAATTTTTCACAGAAGTTAAAACAGAATTAAAAGTGGAGTGATAATGCTATGAGACAAGAACAAAAACGAAATCTTCTTCCACCTATTATTGTCGATTATATCGATAAACTAAATAATAAAACTACAACTAATTTCCAAAAAGGTGTATATCTCCAAATGCTAGAACGGGTTTGTGATGCGTGTGATCAGGAACTTAAAAAACACTCAAGTCAAAAAAATAAAGAAAAGGTGTCTAGAAAATGAAGGTAGGTAAAATATGGGGAGAAACTAGACTACTTCATGCAAATAAAACTCTTGAATTTCATCGACTAGAATTTAAAAAAGGCTACAAATGTTCCGAACATTATCATCAATACAAATGTAATGGCTTTTATGTAGAAAAAGGAAAACTGCTTATTCGGGTGTGGCAAACGGATGATCAAGAAGGTTTGATCGATGAAACAATTCTTGAAGCTGGAGATTTTACTGAAGTAAAACCTGGAAAATATCATCAATTTGAAGGTTTAACCGATGGTATTGCATTTGAATTATATTGGGCTGAATTCAATCACGATGATATTATCCGAAGAACTATAGGAACTAAAATATGACAGACATCGCTATCATCTCAGATACCCATTTTGGCGTACGAGGCGATTCGACAATATACCTAGATCACCAAGAACTTTTCTATGAAACTATATTTTTTCCAGAACTAGAAAAAAGAAATATCAAAACAATCTTTCATCTTGGTGATCTAGTTGATAGACGAAAATATATCAATTTTAACACAGCTAAAAAAATGAGAGATTGCTTCCTCTCAAAACTAATTCCATATGATGTTCATATCCTGACAGGTAACCACGA